AGGTCTGGCACTCGTACTCAGGTGAGAGCGCTTACGCAGCGGGGCTCCGCAAGGTCGAATCGTGGCGCACCGAAGTTCTACCTGGGCTGAAACCAGTAGCAGTCGAAGAACATTTCAATTTGCTTTTCCATGAAGATGACGAGAGGACTGTCAACTTCTCAGGGACAATAGATCTCGTAGAAGAGGACAGGCTTTGGGACTGGAAGTTCCCTGGCCGTGATTACAGCAGGGATAAGTGGCAGTACGAAAGATGGGATGTCCAGTCAATGGCCTACTGCTGGGCAAAAGGCATTTCAAATTTCTCTTATGCGATCATGCACCCCAAAGGGGTTGGTCGCATGGATATAGTTCGAGACAAAAACCATACTGAATGGTTACGTCAAAAGGTCTTGGGGCTATGCCGCATCGTGGAACACCAAATGGGGAAGTACCCGTTGGGTGACGATGGTTGGTGGTGCTCCGAGAAATGGTGCCCAGTGTGGGCACGGTGCAAAGGCGCAACATTAGGAGGCGCAAAATAATGGCATGGAAACCAATGGAACCGCATGAGCGGGCCAGCATAGAAGCCCAAGTGATCTTGAAAGGTGCTGTCGAGTTGACAGCAGCACAGGTCGCAGCAGGCACAACAGATCCCAACGAGGATATTCTCGACACCTTGAATGAAACAGCAATGGTGTTGACTAATGTTCTCGGGGATGTGAAAACGAAACTGGGGGCAGCGCCCGTAGACGTAGCAGTAGCAGTAGAGACAGTGAAAGCTGCGTTCCCAGGGGCAACCTCAGCACCGCAGCGGCGACCGAGCTTGTACCTAGAGGATGGAGATTATGACGACGTACATAAGATATTCCTGACTGAGAAGAGTGCAGGAGTTGTGTATGCGTCAAAAGATTCAGTGTTCATGGATAACCAAGCAATACGGAAGCTGTATCAAAGCGGGGTTCGTCAATTTCCTGGGGACTATTGGGCAGATTCAATGCGAGGTAAAGACATCCCGCAAACTAAAACAGGGAAGTGCCAACTCGGAGACTTCAAACTCAAGAAAGGACTGTCTGTTGGTGACGACGGCCAGGCTTTCATAGGGCAAGGCGAAGGTAACCATCCTCTTGCGAACAAGAGTGGTTACTTCGCTGGGCTAGAGAAGAACACCTCATGGTCGTGGCCTGAACGGCCTGACCCAGTTGACCCGCAGGGTTGGCTAGTCGGAATAGATGCCTAAAGAAATTAGTGTGGAGGAAGCAAGGGAACTTGTGGCGGGAGCGGCGGCTGCGGCTGCTCCCGCACCTCCGACCGTTGAATCAGTAGAGATCGACGGCGTATCTGCCGAAGATCTGCGTAGACTTTTCACCCCCAAAGGGGATCAGTTACGTCGTATGCGACACGACCTACGACCAGGGAATGAGTGGCGTTTCGGAATACGGTCCTTTGACGAGGCCACATTAGGGGGAGCTAGACCAGGACAGTTAGTGACCCTGATAGGTAGATCGCATACAGGAAAAACGTTGCTGGCTATGAATATGGTTGCGAAGAATCGCAACCATCGCACGCTGTGGGTGAGCCCCGATGAGACCGAAACAATGTTTTGGGGACGGTACTCGTCTATTCGTTTGGAGTACAACCAGAAAGAATGGATTTCGCGACTCATTAGAGAAGATCCAATAGCGTGGGAACGAGTAGAACAGATAATGCAGGATGAAACTAACTTGCATTTTGAGTCCGCTGGGATGAGCGTCGCAGACCTAGATAAAGCGTTGCGTATTGCATCCACCACTCTGTGGGGAGGCAAACGCCCCGAAGTTTTGGTTTACGATTTCCTTGAACTTATTAGAGGTGGAGAAACGGGGGACGCAGCTAGTGTCCAAGCCAAGATCGAATCTTTCAAACAACTTGTATCGGACTGGCGAGTGGTGGGTGTCATCATCCACCAGTCAGGCAGAGGAACAGGGAACCGTGGCAAAGCTGGAGGAATGGAGGCAGGACGGTACGCCTCGACCAGCGAAAGCCATTTCTTAATTGAAACATGGCGTAGGTGGGATGATGTCAACTTGGATGAGGAAACTCGTGCCCATTACAAGGACGAGGTAAGCGCTGGCCTGTGGAAAAACAAGTCTGGGGATGGGGAAAAAGCTGAGGTAAATCTCACCATTGATAGCAGCGGACGTATTCTGGAACCAGGAGTGACTTGGGAACAGGCAACCTTCGATGACTAGCTCCGCTGCGAAAGTATTCGGAGATGTGTTTGAAGGTTTCCCTCATGCGCACGGCACCGACTCTGGTGGGTGCCGTTGGATACCGCTATCCACAGAACTACTTGAGAGGCACCTAGACGGCTCTGAGATGATCGGGATCTATCCGATGGTCTACGACCCCCACAAAGAACACACAGGGCCAGCAGGGTTCTTACGATCGGACAACCAAAAAAACGCTGACGCACTCAGCCTACGTCCCCTATATCCCGACATGCAACGAGAACTATGGATGTGCAAATGGGGTGCCATAGACATAGACGAAGGCGACACAGACTCCCACATCATCGCCCAAAACGCCTTAAACCTATTCGAAGCACTAGGAATCACAGCGTGGCTGGAACTATCACGCAGCAAAGGGTGCCACGTATGGGTATTCGCAAAAGAATGGGCACCCGTCACCCTCATGCGCAAAGCGCTGCGCGCTGTCATGCAAATGGCAGGAGCCGACTACGACGCCGTATACCCCAAAACCGACTGGCTAGACGGCCCACCAGGAAACTACATGCGACTCCCCTACGGAGGCGCACGGAACCAAGGGCGACAAGTAGTAGTCAACACCGACGGAGAACCCTACGACATTTGGGATTTCATAATAGGAGCCGAAGCAGCACGTACCCCACTAGAAGATCTAGAACGAGCAGCAGAGCTATACCAAGACCCCGAACCAGACCTTCCCCCACCCAGGGACTACAGCAAAGAACCCCTCATGCGGATAGACGGGTCACGCCTACGAGGGCTCGCCTTGATGATGTACCGCAACGGCCCCGTCGAATACTACCTCCAACACGGAGCAGGACACGGACGCCACGGCTTCCTCAACCGATTCGCCAGAGCCATGTTTGAATCAGGCTTCCAACGAGGTGATGTAATGTCATGGTCAATAGATTTAGATTCCCGTCTAGGACAATGGTATTCAGAAGGACCAAAGTTTATGGGGAGGCGAGATGGGGACCGACAAATGGAACGACTGGTAGACGATGCCCAACGACGATCATCCCGACCTGTATGAGATAGTCATAGAAGGACGGCCCCGCACCAAGGGGCGACCCCGCATGACTCGCAGAGGCAGAGCCTACACACCCAAAGAAACCGTCGAAGCAGAAGATCGGATCGTTGAAGCTGTAGGCGACAACCATCCAGTATTCGAGGGTCCAATAAAACTTGAATTACATTTCACCAACGAAAACACTTACGTCAAAATTACGTCGCTTCCAGATTGGGAGAAACCCAAGCTGAGAGGCGACTTAGATAACTACATTAAGCTCGCTGCCGATGGGTTACAGAAGGCAGGAGTCATCTTGAATGACAGAGATGTAGTTTGGGTACAAGCAGAGAAAATATGAAATTCAGAAACTTAGATTTCTCTGAACGCCTCAAAGAAATGGGCGACCTAGCCGAAGGAAAATTCGAGGAAGTCGCCCCGTGGCCCTACGCACGCTACGGACTGAACAGACCACCTTTCCATCTGAACAACGTCCCACGCCAGATCTGTTACACACCCGACTACCTCACCGAAAACTATCTAGTAGAGGTACAAGGCTTCGGTCGAAACCAAGAGATCCACATGAAAGTAGACAAATTGGATGCGCTTGGATGGTGGCATAAACAAATGGAAGTTCTGCTTTTTGTTTACGATTCCATGTTTGACCGTCACACATTTCTTAAATTCCACACGATCAGAGATCTGTGCCTGCAATCTAAAATAAAGCTTTTTCCAGACAACAGAAAGGAATATTACGCAGTCCCAGCAGACATAGCATGGGGGTATGGTCAAGAAGGAATTTCCCTTTGATCCTCTTGACCTGGCTTGGAGAGTAACTAGTTCTGCCCGAGCGTATGCGCACCCATCTCAAATAGAAATTCTTCAAGAAGCCCCACCCTACGCTGTACTAGAAGAATCCCAAGAGGAGCGCATACAGCTACAAAACATTGTGCTGGACGCCTTCGACGACTTAAGCGAGTGGGAAATCTGGCTCCTGAATGCTTTACTATTTGAACGGCGCAGCCTTCGGGAAGTTGGGCGAATGCTTGAGATCCCCAAGTCTACGATTGCACGCAAGCGCGACTACATCCTAAGAAAACTCAAACGAAGATTAGAAAACCATCCCCTAGTTCAAGAATACTTGAGTTAAAACCCCCTCTGACCTGGGGTTTTGTGGTCGAAGTGCAAATAGGGTCTACTCAACTTCGATAAAAATGCACTCCCCAGGGCACTCTTCGGCTGCGTCGATTAGCCAGTCGATATCCTCATCTCGGACGGTAGCCATACCCTCACTCATCTTGTGGACGGGTTCACCCTTAGGAGAACCCTTCGGCCCATACAGATTCGGCCAGTCGGGCTCTTTCACATAGGCAAGACCGTCGTCATGCATATCGAACACCGATTGGCATAGCTCAACACAAATGCCATCACCCGTGCAAAGATCCTGGTCGATCCAAACTTTCACAATACGAAATGTTAATCCTCAGTGTTGTAATCCGAATCGTCCATTACCTCAGCAGACGCAAGTATCAAACTCGTAATAACCGAAAACACATGGCTATGTAACGGACTGTTCTCAAAATCGTTCACCAAAGACTCCGCAGAGAACGCCATAGCGTGCTCAAACGGCAGCACCACCAGCAACGCCAACGAGTTCTCATGCCATTTGGCATGATTCCCGTCGGCCACATCCAGTAAATGCGAATTCTTTTTTATCGTTTCGTAGACCTCCGAAGCCACATAACCATACTCTTCTGCCCACGCATCCCAGTCGGCTTTCTGCGGCTCGGAATCCATGATTAACCCACCAGCGACGCTGATCGGGAATCCCCGACACGAGCAGCAGCCACCGCTTTAGCGAGAGCGATGATAGCGGCAACAGCAGCGATCTTTAACGAATCGCTCCAATTAGGGCCAGGTATAGCCATAGCGCCTACAAACCCTTGACAGAACGTGGCAATCGCACGCTCCGACGCATCTCGCAAAAAATTTAAGTTAAACAAAATTACTCCTTATGCTGTCCATAAATGTCGCCAAGTAACAGGGCCGCAGACCCCATCAACTTTAGCGCTCGGGTTACAACGGGCCTGAAACGCCCGCACAGCCTGAGTGGTCAATTTCCCGTACACTCCATCAACTTCAAGCCCTGCATCAATACGTTCATTCAAACGAGCCTGTAACACAGCCACGCTCTTACCTTTCGATCCCCGCCTCAAAGGCTTCCTAGCAAAATCGACGCCCAAAGATTCCATATCTTCAAGACGTACCTTCCAATCAGCACTAGAAGTAGGCTTCTCCGCCATCGGCATACCCGACTTAATCCAGGTAGCTAAACCGTCGCCAGGACAATATGTGGTGCCGAAATCTCTATGACATTTGATCCACAAGTGATCGCCATACTCGTTCCGAATTGCCTCTATGACGGTAAGGAGTGCCTCCTTCCCTGTCTCTGTTAGATCGTCACCCGAACCGATATAGGAAATCGAAGAGGTTTTAGAGTTTTGCCCTTTCGTAGCTGCACCCTGCTTCCAACCACGACCCTCAAAGATCTCACCAGTTTCACCAGAAACCAGCCAGTTGTAAGCGATTGAGTTCCATCCACGAGTCTCAACGTGATATTTGTCGTGTTGACGGATGCGATCCCACGGAGAGGACGCAGAACCCGTTGTGTGATGAACGACAATTCCTGTCGGGACACGGCGAAAGTCACTCAACCCCTTACCAGAGTCAATAGCTCCCCATTCGTCACGGGAAATGAATTGCATACTCATAGGGTAGTTCGTCCCTACAGTCTCGCCCCAGACAATGAGCGCTCTTGTTTCATTTCATCCTGCATCTCGTAGGCACGAGATCGACGTTCCATATCCTGTTCCCATTTAGTGTTAGTTCTCAAACCCGCACCAAACAAGAACGAAATCCACGTAGACACCGCCCGCTCCTGGTAGCGCTCCTCATCAGGGAACAACCGTCGCAGATCAGTCAACGTTGGCAACAACTGACCAATAGCGTGAAGCTCATAATCTTTCATAGCCCACTGACCCTTACTATTCTTTGCTGCAATCCCAGGCAAAGCCAAAGCATCCATCAAGAACGGAACCTTCGCATACGCACGAGGAACCACCTCATACTGTCCACTGAAGTTGTAATCCTTCCAAAGATTCTGTTTAGCTTTCCACTCATACGGAGCTTTAATCAGCGGAGTGATCTGAGTACCCAACGTACCCAAAGCAATCTGTAGGCGATCCATAACTGACTGATCTTTAGAGAACCTGAGCGACGGTTCAAGAAGCTCCATCGGAGCTTTGAACGGAAGATCAGGGAGAATAAACATACTCTCCCCCTCAAATTTCCACGGAGTCTGAATCGCACCCTGACGTTCCATCCACTGAGGAACAATCTTTGGACGATCCTGCCCGTACTCCATCTCTTTCTTAAGCGAGTTGTACTTGTTGAACACCGCTGGCCGACGAGCGGCCATCTCCATCATCAACGGCATATTCTTACGAGTCCACGTATAGAACGGAACAACTTTCTTAATGACGTTCCGTTCAAAGTCCGACAGGTCATCGTAATCGAAATGGAATTTCATTACGTTTTCAAACGCTTCGTCAGCAGCTAACCCTTTATAGAGAGTGTCAAACCCCAGAGCCCCACGCACAAACGTTTCCGTCGCCATACCCATAGTCTTAGACAACTTCAACAATGCGTTTTGCGACGACGCAGGGTTGGCAGCGGCAAGCAAATTAACTTTCTTGCCACCAATCCTGACGGTCGCCTTACCAGCCGCACCCGACGAAGTATCAACAAACTCGCTAGCAACCTGAGCACCAGCACCCCCCAGGGTGCCCGAATCAGCTAACTCCCGAACATAATCAACATGCTCCGCACTTACCTTTGACGGATCAATTCCACGAGCACGCATAGCCTTACGCATCTTGGATGCCTTATCAGGCAATCCAAGACGCATAGCTTCTTCCTCTTGGAACTTCCAATACGCCCGCATAAACCTGCGATAGTTCGACCAATCCATACCCGCCAAATGATTCATAAACACAGCCGAGAAAAAGTTCCTCATGTGGAACCCAGGCTTCATAATCATGTAGCCACGCAACAAGTTATGTAACTTGTCGTACTTACGGAAGAACGCTTTAGCTCCCCCACGGGCAACAAACCGTTCAGCCGCCTGCATCGACTGAACTATTTGTTCTGGCCCTTGAAAGATCGCCCCTATTGGTTTCCACCCAGAATGAAACGCAGTCTCTAAAACGATTTCCCTATTACCGATACGGTGAATATCTGCCCGCTGCTCCGCAGTCTTACTAATCAGATCAAACCAACCATCAGCGCCTTCCTCAATCTCGCTGAAAGCCAAACGATTCATGTCCGCATCACCCTGAATCAGAATCTCCGTAGCTTGCCGCAACGCAATCAAATCATCGTCAGCAATATCGTTAATATCGACACCCTCACCAATACCCAAACGATCCAACGTTTCTAACGCCCTATTCACTGTGTTCTCTTGGTCCGCTAACTCCGAAACAATTTGCCGCTGGGCCACAGCGTGAGCTTGTTTGTCTGAGGCACCAACTACTGCCTCCTCTAAACGACGTTCCGCAGATTTCAACTGCGCCACAGAATTTGTGTACTCCGCTTTTACGCCTTCGACAGTAGCCAGCACTTCACTCTGCTGAGTAACCAAAGCCTCTAACGCATCTTCATCCAGATTTATACGCGCAGGTCGAGGCACCATCTGAGCGTCCATCATTCGTTCAAAATCCTCTATGTATTGAGAAGCGCCTACAAAATCGTCGGCTACTACCTCACCAGGTTTGAGAGGAATCACCCCCAGATCTACGTCTACCTTTCCTGCGATTCCCTCATAACCAAACGACATTGGATTAACTGCAACTATGTTCGGACTAGGGCCGAGCGCAGTCGTGTAGCTACCCAATGGTGGCCCCCCCGCTGTCGGAGGGAAAGGATCTGTGTGGTTAAACCAGACGGCCATGTTGTAGCCGTCGTTAGACAACGACCTCTTATACGTGTCTATGAACTGGGAATGCAGCCGAGAAGGACGCTGGGAAGCATCTGTCGGTCCGATAGGTTGAAACTCAACTGGTCTAGCACGACCTAGCCCT